GAGGAAGAAATTAATGATAGAAAGCATCAGCGAAGATTCACAAGGGACGCTAACCTTAAAGATCAGCAGAGCACAGGTAGAAAAAGAGCTGCCAGGGATTATCCCCTTGATCGAACAGCACCTTGCGAATGGCAAGGGCTTCGATTTGCAGGTGGGGGACAAAACCCAATTACTGGTTGTACCCAAGGATTACAGCAAGCGAGACATCACGGTCCTGATAAAAATACCCTCAATAACAGTGAGGGGAATGTCCATCGAATCTGCCATAAGTGTCACAACCGTTGGCACACCCTTAACGATGATGGATATTTGGAACGAATGGGTGAAGCCGGTTATGGAGCGACACATGATGCCACCACCAAAGCCGGAATGGATGAATTAATAGAGTCTGAAATGTATTGGCAAAGAAACAAAACGATTAAAGTACACGGAGATTGATAATGATGACACTTTATGACCATGCTCGAACAGAATTGGAATTACTAGGTGAAGAACCGGAAGTTATCGACTGGTTTATCCGTGTTATTGATGAATTTGCGTCATTTGGCCATTCTGGGGGATCAGCCTCAATCTGCATCCCGATCCTTAACAAACTCCTGCGTTTTGAAAACCTCACCCCTCTTACAGATGATCCGAAAGAATGGATCGATGTAGCCGAATACTCAGGATTTAAATGGTGGCAGAATGCCCGTAATGGGGAGGCATTCTCGAAAGATGGAGGAAAGACATACACATTGCTTAGTGAGCGTAAATTTAAGTCATGGAAAAATCTTTGGTTAGCCAGAACACCAGTCCATAAATCTGAGAAGAAACAAAATGCCTAGATGGATGATTTGGGTAATCGGCTTATTTCTTGCGTACTTTCTTTGGAGAGCACCAACAGCCGCAGCCGATGCAGTAACAGGTATAGCCAACGGTGTTGGATCATTCTTTGATTCAATCACAATCTTTCTAAGACGAGTTATCACTTGACACACCATCTAGTGTGTGCTACACTAGATGTATTGAAAGGAACCCCGATGCCGGGTATCGATTGGATTCATTTGCCGCAGGAAGTTGAAGATGCGGTATGTATGTGCCGAAGTAAAGGAAAGGAGGACAGGAAGGGATATTCACTTGACCCGAAATCAGGATATTGGGTTCATGACTGCGGAAAGCCAGAGTTAAGAGTCGCAGTCCAAAAGTGTGATCTTTGTGACAAAGTCTTCGTACCAAAAACCTACAAAGAGGTTAAATACTCCTACATGGGAATCTCTTGCTATGACCATTGATCTTATCCCCACTGAGTTAGGTGATGCACGCATTATCTCAAATACTGAGGTTGACAACTTCGGTACTTGTGAGCGCAAGCACCTTTTCTCTTTTATCTTCAACAAAGAACCACGCCAGCCCGGACGTTCTCTTGGTATTGGTATTCTCGGACACGAGATATTGGCCGTCTACTACCGTGCCATCAAGGCAGGAATGAGTAAGGATGAAGCGGAGAGGGAAGCACTTAAAGACCTCACGCAAATGTTCATGGATGGTAACAATGATCCAGAAGTGCTTTCAATGGTCCACGCCCTCGTCACCCGATACATTGCCCAAGACGTCATCCCAGCAACGTGCGAAATCATCGCAGTAGAGGAAGACTTTTACCTACCGATTAACAAAGAGTTTTGGTACGGTATGCGTCTCGATCTACTCGTCCGGGCTAAGGTGGGGAGGGAACGTGGCAAGTACATTCTGGTGGACCACAAATTCACCTATGATTTCTACACGGACGACGACCTCAAACTCAATCCGCAACTGCCAAAGTATGTTTCCGCTATCAGGTATGCTGGCATCCCGGTCAGTAATGGATATATTAATCAGTTGCGAACGAGGTTCCATGCGGGTCTCATTCCAAAGAAGTCTGATACTGATTTATTTAATCGTGCTTCAATCAATCTTACAGAAGAAAGAGTCAAAAGTTCTCTGAACTACCAAATGATCCTTAGTAAGAGGATCATCGATCGCCAGAAGTTACCCCTAGAATTGCAGTTAGAAGAGGCCGTCCCGAAACTGAATAAGATGGTCTGTCGTAACTGTCCATTTAAACTGCCCTGTGAAATGATGAATGAGGGACGAGATATTACTCGCACCCTTGAGGCTCATTACAAACCACGTTCTTACGGATACACAAAGGTAGAACTCGATGGATAACGCTCGGCTACAGGCGCTGAATGATGCGTTTTTTGATCCAGACGAGCCCGATTATTGGAAGGGCCTTATCTATGGACGAGGAGGAGTGGGTAAGACTATCGCGGGAGGTTCGCTTTTCGAGAGCATCTTATATCTTGCTGTTGATCCTGGTGGTAGTTCTAGTTTCCGCAATCATCCAGAATTAGGTTGGAAAACTCGAATTATCCCAATGCGGTACAAGGGCCTGTCGCAATTAGAAGCCTTGTCCGATGCATTTCTGGAACGAGTTGAGGGCTTCGATCATTTCGATACTCTGATGGTCGATACCGCTACTAATACTGGTGTACTTGATCTTGATCTTGTGACTCGGGAACGAATGGGTTACAAGAAAAGGAAGGGTGATAACTTCGATTTCATGGACGACATGCTCGGAGTCTATAATCAGAACACATTCAGGCTAAAGGCTGCATACCTTAAGCTAATGTTGGCTCCGGTCAATATCGTTCTAATCGCCCATGATCGTGTATTCGATGACAAAGACGACACTGGCTATAAACTCATCCAACCAAAGTTCACACCAGAAGTTTATAAGACCATTGAGGGATACTGTACTCAGGTAATCCGTATGACTACGGCACGGCAAAAGGGTAGTGACGACAATGCCACGCCTGTGTATACTAGGAGAATGCAATTCCACCCCTCAGGAAATATAGTCGCCAAATCTCGCATCGGAGGATTGCCCGTAATTCAAGATGACCCCAACTTACGAGAGATTCTAACTAAGTGGCAAGAAGAAGGTTCCCCAACTTCACCACTTGATCCAAAGAAAATTGAAGAACAAAAGCTGGAACTCGCTTCCTTCGGATTAGGACAATAACATGAGCCTTTTTGGCGAACTAGATGTTGCTGGTGCAAATGCTAACCCTTTCTTCCTTCCTGATGATACTTATAAGTGCAAGATCATCGAGGCAGTAAAGCGGATTGCGAAGTCTAGTGGTAACCCTGGTCTCGCTATTACTTACCAGGTTATTGAGGGCCCCAAGAAGGGTCGCAAGATCAAGGAATGGAAGACCATTCCCCATCCTTACGAACTTGAGGGCTACAAGTCTGAGGAAGACCTCAAGAAGAAGAAGGGTGCTGACGACGAGGTTAAGGAAAAGGCTGAGCAGCAGATTTCCTTCCTTAAGCAGCGCATGGTTTCTCTTGGTATTCCTGATGAGATGCAGAACTCAGTGGAATCCAAGCATTTCCTTGAGGTCGGTTTAGTTGACGTGACGATTAAGAACTCCGAGGATCGCGTCAATGTGCAAAGCGTAAAGTTGGTGGAGGATAGCGCCGCTGACCCTTTCGCCTAGGAACCACTGTAGAGTTCTAACAGGACGGGACTGGCGGCCCAGATGCTCCTGTTAGATCAAGAGGGTGGACTAGCTAAATACAAGGAAGGACTGGGCCCCGTCGATTTGCCGGGAATAAGCCACGCAGTCACTTAGCCAGGTTGCTAGTCAGTAAATGAAGTACTCTGGGTACAAACTACCAGCCCTCTCTTTAATTCAATAGAGGAACGCCATCGCAGGGCGGTTTACGGTTCCTACCTGCGATGGGGTTGGAGATAATGATTTTGCCAACTGCCATTATCTCCAACGGCTACAGGGCTTTAGGATAGGACTTCCCGGAAACTGTGAAATAAGGGATACGTCGGGACCTAAAGTACTGCCCTTGGTGGATTCGACCCCACCTAAAGGTCACTGGCCCTGTAGCACAAGCCGATGTGGCGGAATGGTAGACGCAGCGGACTTAAAATCCGTGGTACACTAGTACATAAGGGTTCGAATCCCTTCATCGGTACGTCCATCAATAAAGGAGAGAAATGAAGAATAAAATCGTACTCGTCCTCGTTGCAGCGGTTGCTTTTTTCGGATTATCGACATTAGCAAGCACTGCGGCTGAGGCACCTACAGTCACCACAAAGGTTACAGCCGAAGTTATTCACCCCTATTGGGATCAGGCTCGATGGCGTGATTGGCATAATGGTGGACCTGTCCCTTGGGTTTGTGTAGATAATCACTCACCTTTTGCTCTGCAAGTAATGGCAGAGCAATGGGACTACCAGATGAATGATGGCTATCTTTATTATGAAGATGGCAATAACTGCGCCAGTTTCTGGGAACGCGAAACTATTGATGTATTTGGTTCAGACTATCCAGGTGGTCCTTGTAGTTGGAAGTCAGTTACTTATGATGGCAATTACTATGCCAATGTCAATATGTATATCAATACTGCAGACTCGATGGCTAGTACCTGCTTCTACTCCACCATTGCTAGTAATCACCGCAAGTCCGTAGCAATTGGTCAAGGACTAGGAGCCCAAACTTTCACTAAAATTTACTATGATGGTGAATGGCATCCAGGTGGTATTCATGTAATGGACAACGACCAAATCTGCTGTGTGTCCTATGCACAACAGCCTGATGGTCTGAATTGGGATTGGCGATACTAGCAAGGCATATGGGGATTAGTGTAATTGGCAGCACGAGAGATTTTGGATCTCTTAGTTAAGGTTCGAGTCCTTAATCCCCAGCGAGTAACACCCCAACTCGAAGGAAGGAGGGAAATGAACGAGAAGGGAGTAGTGTACAACTCTGTTTTAATCACAGTTGTTTTAGTACTTGCGGTTGTCGCATTAATCGTCTTCATTGTAGCCAATCTCGATGTTAACGTGAAGTAGGAAGAATGCCTTGGTATCCAGGTGCTATAATTAAAAAGGTTACCAGGTTCAACCCTGGTGGCTCTAACGCATCGAAGCGTAAAAAGGGACGTGGAGTATGTAACCACGTCGCGGTCTCCGAGGCAGCCTCTTTATTCAATTACTTTAATCAACCTGGTAACCCCTGTAGCCATTTCTATGTACGTAGAGACGGCACCGTAGAACAGTATGTAGATACTGATTATGTCGCCCCTTGTAATTTGGATGGTAACCCTACTCTTTTGAGTATTGAGACTCAAGGAGGAGTTAATTCTCCCGAGACTGAGCCTTGGACCTCTGCCCAATTAAATTCTCAAATCAATCTTCACATTTGGCTACAGGGGGTCGACGGATTCCCAATTCAGTTAATGACCGATTCAAGGCCAGAGACTAAGGGTATTGGCTGGCATGAGTTAGGTATAGAACCTCACGTAGTGAGTGGCGGGGAACTCTGGTCCAGTGCCTATGGCAAGATTTGTCCGGGAAACAAGAAGATTGAACAAATCAAAACTGTCATCTATCCAGGAGTAAAGGAAGGCGGGGCAGATATGGACCTCACAGAGCAAAATCTAGATGACATCGCCCTAAGGGTTTGGAACTTCCTTATTGCTGGCGAACAAGCTAAGACTCTTATGATGCGCCTTAATCCTGGACCAGATGCATTTGATGCCAGTGTCAGAGAGTCATCCTGGACTAAGGTAACTAGTTCACCTGTAGATGGCAGTGACATTAGCGTTCTTCAACTATTGCGTCTAGCCTATTCTGAGGCTCGTGCTGCGGCTAATGAACCACCTGTTACCATTGACTATGCAGAACTCTCCACAATGATTTCTGAACAACTCGCACAAGACCTCGTCATTCCTCCTGTCACTCAAGAACAGATCGAATCCTCTCTCATTGCCGTCTTCAATAAGACGGGTTTTGTCGTCAACCCTGCTTGACAACCGTGGTACACTAGAAGGGTCAGCACATAAGGTTGGCCCTTTTAGTCAATGAAAGGGGAGAAGAGACTTGACAGATGGCGTGATTAGTTTACGCCCGGAAGTCGAGTTGGATGAATTCTTTGAGTTTATGTGGGGTAAGAACTCTGGCTTTGTATATGCCCCAATTAAATCGCCAGAAAGCGAGGACAAAGAAGGTGAGTGGGGAACCTTCTTTTTTCAATGGCCAGAGCAACGCACAGAACTCGTCCAGCACGTACTGACGTACACTCCTGTAGCCGAGTGTTATTTTGGTCCAGCATTGTATCGTTCTCCAACGGAGGTATCAAAGGAGAATATCTATGGGTCCCAAGTATTATGGGCTGAATTCGATGGTAACGCCCCTAAACCTGATGTCATCGGTGACAAGATTCCCCATCCCTCCCTCCGAATCAAATCGTCTAACGAGGGCCATGAGCATTTCTACTGGCATCTTGACGATTTTCAGTCCGACCAAGAATTTATCGAAAGTACGAATCGAGCTATTACCTATACACTACATGCCGATTCGAGCGGTTGGGATTCCACCCAAATATTACGGCCGCCTGGGACGAAAAATCATAAGCGTGGTAAGTTTGTCAGGGTTGTCTCACAAAACAGTGCTGAATATACAAAAGATCACTTCTCACGACTTACTGTTCCCAAACAACTCGCTAAAGACTCCATCGAACTTGATGAAGTACCCGATGTATTATCAGTAGTAGCCAAGTATAAGTGGCCGACAGAAGAGTTCTTATTCTTCCGTAAGAATGAAATGGCAGTAGGGACTCGGTCCTCTGCCTTGATGCGCCTTGCCTACGTCTGTGCTGAACTGCGCATGTCTGACGAGGAAGCATTTTCGGTGCTATACAACGCCGATGAGCGGTGGCAAAAATTTGTAGGACGTAGGGACAGGGACAAGCGACTTCTTGACCTAATCAATAGAGCACGGCACAAGTATCCACTTGATCCCGAAATAGTAGTAGATGATTTACAGGTATTGAGTTGGAATGAACTAAAAGAACAGGAAGTTTACGTAGACTGGTTAATCCCTGGTATACTACAGCGACAGGGGCTATTGCTAATCTCTGGTAAGCCTGGGGTTGGCAAGACTCAGTTAATGATCCAAATGCTTATGTGCCAGGCTATAGGTAAGCCAATGTTCCATTGGGAGATTACCCAACCTCGTAAGGTAATGTTCGTTTCTATGGAGATGAATGTTGTTGAGTTAAAGGTGATCCACCAAGAAATGGATTCGGTACTAACTGATGACGAACGAGCCTTACTCCAAGAAAACTTTAGATTCGTACCTATTGGACAGAGCCTCTTATTCGATTCAGATACTGACAGAGCCAAAATACTACGAATGCTTGATCGCTACAAACCGGAGATTTCATCTTTCGACTCACTATCTAAGACTACTAAGGCGGCGCTCGATGAAACCAACTCTAAAGCTGTCATGGATTTTGCTGACGAAATGCGATTCAACTACGACACCACAGTCGGACTCATCCACCATAATAGAAAAGCCCAAGTAGGAAATCGCCGGCCCAAAGAACTAGACGACATCTATGGATCATTCTATCTAACCGCCAATCCTACCACAGTAATGAATATGTGGACCAACGACAAGTCAATGGATATTGAACTCAGTTTTCCTAAAGTCCGTCTCGCAAAACAACCAAAGAAACTTCACATTATGCGACAGCCCCGCGGATTAGTATTCGAGGAGATTGCCCCGAATGCTCTGATTAGGGAGAAGCCTGTAGATGACGGACCCAATGAGGGTGATCAACAAGAGCCCCCTTCTGGAAAAGCCAATCTCCAACTCTAAAGAGGACAGTGAATTCCAAATCTTTCTGGGAATGGCACGCTTACCCCAAGTTAAGCGGCTACACGTTGACACGGAGTCCAACGGGCAGAGCCTCAAGGATGGGCGTGGATATACAATCGGTACCTCTATTGACTTTGCTGTTGATGAATCCGTTGCGTACTCGTACTATTTTCCATTCCGGCATAAAATCAACAATATATCTCTATCGTACAGGGATGAACTAAAAGAACTAATTGAGAAAGGGGGCAAGAAGATTGTTTGTCATCATACTCGTCATGATATGTTGGCTTTGCGTTCTCTTGGTATTACTTGCCCTTTGGACTTTGATGATACTATGCTTCTCGCGCACTCAGTCGATGAGAACAAACTCTCCTATAGACTCGATTACGTCGCCAAAGAACTCGGATTACCAGGTAAAGCCAGAGACAAGCATTTTGACCAAGCCATTAAACTCCTTGGTTGGGACGGAATGCCACCTAGTAGCATGGGCGAATATGCGGCCACCGACGCCACCCTTCTCCGACCTATATACGACCACTATAAACCCATCTATGACAGTGAGGATCAAACCAACGGAGAACTTTGGGAATACGATAAACGCTTTATGCTATTACTCAACAACATTGAATTAACAGGAGCCAAGGTTGATTTAGAGTTAGCCGCTAGGGAACTCGAACGTGGGGAATCCAGAATGAAGGAAATCTCCAAAGAACTCGGACTCAACCCTGGCTCTAGGAATGACCTTGAAGAACTACTAATTACCAAACTGGATTTACCCATTGTCAAGAAATCGAAAAAGACGGATAATCCATCCTTCGATAAGAAGGCTATGGAAGTTTATGAAGGTTATCTTGAGAAACTCAACTCTCCTGTAGCACAGCTAGTTTTGGAGTATCGTGGCTACCAAAAAGCGACATCTTCGTATTGGAAGGCGTATCTCAATCATGTCTCACCGGATGGCAGGATTAGACCAAATTTCAATTTACATCGTACGGTCACCCACCGTTTATCGTGTGATACACCTAACACACAGCAAATCCCCCGAATCTCGACTAAGCCCTGGCATGGTAGCGTCAAGCAAGGCTTTATTGCGGAGGATGGGTACGTCCTTATCGAAGCGGATTACTCGCAACTAGAATTTCGCTTAGGGGCAGCATATGCGCAACAAACGGATCTTATCGAGATATTCAACGATCCCGACCGCGACATTTTTACTGAAATGTCGATCGACCTGGGAATGCTTAGACACGATACAAAAACTCTCAACTATACCATTCAGTTTGGTGGGGGAGTCACGCGGATCAGTGAAGCGTTTAACATTCCAAAGGAGAACGCTAAGTTCATCAGGGACAATTACTTTAATACTTACACAGGATTCCGTAAGATTATCCAAATGGCGTCCCAGACATGTCAAGGTCAGGGATTTGTACGAACATGGACCGGCAGGCGACGCCACTTTGAAGATCCATACGGAGAAGCTCATAAAGCATTTAATGCTGTTATCCAAGGAGGCGCTGCTGATATAGTTAAACGACAAATGATTCGTCTTGCCGATGCGATTGGTTGGGATAATCCTGAGTGCAGGATGATTCTCCAAGTACATGACTCAATTGTTTTTGAGATTATCAAGGGCAAAGTTGAGTACTACAGCCGTATTATCAAGAAAGTCCTAGAAGACGTTGTCCCTGACTTTGGTGTTGCATTCAAAGTTGATGTTCACGAATGGGGTAAGGAATAATGGGATTTGGCACTCAGCAAGAGATTGAGCAAGAGTTTCTCACTAAGCCTTGGAAGTATATTCCAGATGATTTAGTCGGAGGCACATGTATTGTACTTGAAGAAGAAACTAAAACCCCAGCTACAGGAGCCTACATAGTTGTTAACTTTATCTACCCTGCGGTCGCCGCTCATGTATGCACAATCCATAACGAAAGCCTAATCGATGTCCCGTAATGATGCACTATGTATTCATGATATCATCGCTGAATGGTGCTGGACATGCAAGCATGAGAACCCTGATAGTATTCGTTCTATGAAGCGGGTTCTCATAGAGGAGAATAAGAAGATTTCGGAGAACATCCTCAAATGGCCAACAAAGAATTAGCGTATATCTCATTCGATCCTGGCAAGGCTACAGGGTGGGCAAAATGGAATGAGGCCGGCGATTTCATTGACATGGGTACCGCCTGGGATCATGACCAACTTTGTGACTTGTTAGAAGACCTACTATTGAAACCTCATGGTTTTATTTATGAGAGTTTTACTCTCGATCCCGACACACCGCAGGGTGGCTCAGATATGCCAGCCTCGATAGCCATAGGCATTATCATGGCTCATGGCCATTTCAATCGATGTGAAATGATCAAACAACCATCCTCAATCAAGGAGACAGCAGAGAAGTGGGGTGTATCAACTAAGGGAATGAGCCACGATAAAACTCACGTATTGGACGCCTACAATCACGGAATCTACTATTTCGTATCTCAGGGTATCAAGGAAATAGACCTTAGGGGTGTGAAACTGTGAGGGAAAGCACCAAAAACGCTCGACACGATGCCGCTATCGCCGAACTATTAGGCATCAGCGTAGAAGAAGTTCAATCTCAGAGAATTAAAGAAGAAAGGGATGCAAAAGCCCGGGAAGCCCAAGCCATCTTACTTTTCCTTGAGCACCCGGACAAATTTATCAGCAAGTTTTGTGATAAGTGCCACCAAATCTTTATGACATCTTATCAGTTTGTATCCGTATGTTCCTCTAAGTGCCGAATTGCTGCTCTGGCAGATGTTGGCATTGATTGGAACCCTATGAGGACAGCGGACGAAAGATGGAAGCGTGCACAGATTCCTGTTGATTACACGATTCCACCTGATGCTTTGGCGATTCTTATGCAATTAGCCCAAGATCAGACTCAGCGGCCTCCTTCCGAGAACGGTCAAGGTAATCAACAATTGAAAATCGACTCTCGTACAGACCTAGAGATTTGGCTTGACGAATTAGATCCGCTTGAAGTTGAGGAGAATTAGATATCATTGAATGACGCTCTTTGAATGTGGTTCCACCCCAGATACCCCATTCATCATAAATCAGAGCATACTGAAAGCACTCGCTCGCTACAGGGCATGTATTACAGATACGCTTAGCACGTTTTGGGTTTGTCTTAAAGGGCTCAGAAAATTCAGGTTCACGACAAACTGCTTCTAACCGCCACTCCTGAATGGCTCTCATAAGACAAAGATAACCCCTCTTGACACCACCTGTCAAGAGGGGTTATTCATCTGTTATACAGTAGATTTAGTATTATACCCGGCTACAAAAGCAAGTCCAGTAGATACGATAAGGAATACCATTCCAACTACTGGATCAGGTACACTGTCTGTCTTCCAAAGATATTCGTCAAGGACCCATACTAAGAAAGTTGAGATAACTGTTCCTGTACCTGCACCTACGGTGGCGCCAACAACCTTACGTTCCACCTTCGGAGTGTTGGTGTTGATGTTGTCGGGGGGTAATGGTAGTGACATTTGCGATCATTCCGTCTCTAATGACATTAAGGGAAGCAAGCATTTCATGCATCAAGGAGTTCAATGCAGCAAGTTCTGTCTTGCCTGTAACTAATCCCTCCAAATAATGGTTGCGGTCGCTAAGCATCTTAATGTCACTCTCTTGTGAGGCAGACTTTGCTTGTAGCATAGTATTCTCACTTGTGAGAGTATCCACTCGACCTGTTAAGGCTTCAATTAATTTGCCTTGTTGCTCAATCGTAGCATTCCCTACCTTACTTCGAAAGTAAGCATAGGCAAATAAAAGAGCAGAAAAGATGGAGAATGCGAACCCCGCCACGATCATGACGTCAAAGACATCAACCTTCATAGACCCATCCGTTTCACAATGGCGTTAGCATAGGTAGCAATGCTTGAATATGCACCCTGCCTTCGATTCAGGGATTGCCTACTATACTTCAATGCACCTGGTCCAGCGTACCATGCCACAGCCGCGCCCCATGCACCATATCTAGAGAAATATTGCTGCAACTTGTATCGAGCGATTGCCTCCTGTAACTTAGGGCTTTGCATAAATTGCGCGGGGCTCACGTCGTACCCGAGAGCCTCATAATCCCAACCTCGTCCCGATCCTTTAATATTACCAGGCATGATCTGGTACTTACCCATAGCACCAGAAGATCGGTTCCTGGCCCCGTAATTTCCTCCGGATTCACGTCCGGCAATAGCGTTAATGAAAGCGGCAAAACTTCCTTTTGCCCCAGGGACGCTAATCCCGCTGTATAAATCTGGTCCTTGACCCTGACCGACCGAAACATTGAATCTCCTGCCCGCTTGTGCGTACATCCTTTCTTGGGCAGCCCTTAACTCCGCAGCCTGTCTTTTGGCTCGTAACATAGACTCAAAGTCGGTTGCTTGACGACCGCCGGTTGTTATCTCATTAAAGCGCCGCCTGTAGCCGGTCATATCTTGTGCAGGATTACGCTTATTCCCCAGCAAAAGAGCTTGAAATGCTCGTTGCCGTTCTTCGCGTTCTGTAGTTTTTTCCTGAGGAATATACCTTGGGTTAATGTAGGCCATTAGATGAACCAACTTAATGGATTGACTGGTTGGTTATTGATCCATGTCTCGAAATGTAAGTGAGGACCAGTAGACCAACCAGTACTTCCTACATAACCAATAGGTGCACCGGCAGCAATACTTTGACCCGGTTTAACATTAAAACCAGACTGATGACCGAACATAAGAGACCGACCACCACCAATATCCAGAATAGTCTGATTTCCGTAAATTTTATCCCAACGAGTGCTGCGAACTCTGCCAGCAGCAGGAGCATAAATAGTGGTGCCAGCAGGGGATGCCCAATCAATACCAGTATGTGCGCTTTTATGACCTTTCCTATGAACCCCGTACGGAGAAGTGACTCGTAAATCACCCCTTAAAGGATACATAGATAAGAGTCCGCCAGGGAATCCTCCTTGAAGCCCACCTTGTCTCTGATAGTCTTGTGGTGGAATAGTAGCCGCGAACTCAATCATACGTTGTTGCTGCAACCGAAGATTTTCTAAGAAATCTCGCTTGATTTTATCCCTAGTTGAACGATTAAATTCAAATCCTGTTTGGCGCGGGCCTTCCTCAGAAATCGCCCTAAGGCGTTCGAGGTAATCAACGGCTGCCATACTGTTCCCTTTGCTTCTTACGTTCCTTAGCGCGCTGTTCCTTTAGATCAAATTCACCGCCCTTGATGAATCTTCCTGTATCCAGGATACCAGCCGCTGTCAAGAAGTTAATGATTCCCGCAGGGTTGTACGGTTTAGTCTCCTTACCTCGCAAATCCCCACCTTCTAGAAGACCAGTACCAATTGCTCCTTGCGACAGACGGGATGCATTTGCAAGAATAGGGATGTTCTTATCTGCATATTGAGTATAATCCTCAATAGGTGCACCAGTCATAAACTCAGTATCGAAACCTAGTTCCGCTGGGATTTTAGCAAAGGGAGTAACTGAGTTTCCAATTCCCTTAACCGGATTATTGAAGAAATCTTCCATAATATCGGTTTGGGGGAGTCCAGGATTAATAACACCATATCCAACTTCTTCTGGACTACGGGAAATGGCCCGAGCAAAGCCCGAAGTAGGCAGAATAGTAGGACCAATAACGTTGCTTGAGAGCCAGTTGGGGAATAGTTGGTCGTCCGGCCACGGATCAGAGACACTTGAATCTATCCCTTGATACTCTTGAGCGGCGCTCATTCCCTTCGGATACATAATGAACTTGTGGGGCTTAAGTAGCATACCTTCGATAATAAGAGGAATGGCCTTGCGATTCCAAGAATAGAAGGGAATAACCCGTCTGAAATACCTACGCTCAGTCGGAGTTAGATCTAATCCATCAGGGTGAAACTTTCGAACCTGACCAGCAGCAGATTCAAATAGTTCCTCTAATGAGGTAACCTTCTTCGGGGGGTGTTCAAGTCGATAAATGTAGTGGGCAAGACGGAAGTAATGCTCACGACTCTCAGAAAATCCACGAGCAACCTTGGCACCCTTACCCTTTAGAGGAGCAAAAGGTCCAATCTTACCAGGGTGAAACTTTTCTGCTAACCTATCAAATGCAGTCTCTGTACCAGGAAGGTCTTCCACTACACTAGAGTGCGGGAATAGTCCATGACGGAAACCCATTTGGTAAACTTGATCAATACTAATTGGATAAGACTTACCACCAGCCTTACCAGTAGCAATAACCCTTGTACCCTTAGGTATCCTACCTTGGCTTTGCTTAGTAATTTGCTCGATAAGTTCCCGTTCTCGACCCTCACCAAGTAACTCACGGAAGGGCCTCATATCTTCTCCACCAAGATCAGAATACCTATGGCTATTAGCTTTAATTACTTGCCAAGCCTTAGAGTAGTAGATCGGGTTATTCAGCCCATCCATCCAGGAAAGGAATGAGTCACCAAGACCATTCCTAACATGGTGGCTAGGAGCAAAGATAGTTACACCGGCCTTCCAAGTACGGAGAGCCATATCGTACACTTTGAGGAACTTCGAAGTAGCTAAAGGTTCAGAGAATTTATCAATACCTGTAGCCATTTTACCAATTTGAGGGGCGATATCCTTAGGGAAGAATAACCCATCAATAGCAGGGTGCATCGAACTAACCTCGATATACCCATTCCTAGCCTTACGACTTCCCCATACTGCACCCAACTGAGCAAAGGCTGAATACTCTACCATCGCATTTTCTACAGCCTGCGTTAAGTTAAACGCAAACATGCGAAGGTCTTCCGGATTCTCAGGGCTGTATGATTTCCAACCTTGAAGAATCTCAGGACCAGTAAGCATAATCTTTTTTGAAGGATTTACCGGATCAGGAACCTTGTCCTCAAACTTGAAGTCCTTAATGCCTACAATACGCATGTGCTTATTAAGATGTGCAACATTCGTACCCGAACGAGCAATAGCTGTGTTACCTGCAAACTTGCTTGCTAACCCAGATTCCCCAAATAGGTTACCTAGCATCATCTGTAACTGTTCAACTTGCTGAGCATGTGCAGGATTAGTAGGAATAAACCCACGAACTTCATTCCAGAAGTCCATAGTCTCTTTTGGAGGAATAGCATTAAAGATACGAATAATATCGTGGGCACGAGTAGTAGCACTAGCCCTGCGAGCACCGATATGCTTCAAAACTAAGGGCCGTAAATCCTTATATCCCGCATTGGGCTTGATCCAAGATAATACGGTGCTAATAATTCCGCCCTCAGCGGCGGCACTTGCTCGCGCAACATCCGTAGCAGCAGTTCTAACGATTTGTCCGACTGACGTAGCACCCGATACAGGGCCAAATTCAGTCGTAAGGACATCAGCAGTATGTGCGGATGAAGTTTCAATTCTTGGAGCCTGAGCAGCACGGTCTCCACTCTTTCCTCCCGTAACCCCAGCAGCTAATCTAGTTTTACCCCTTTGAATAGTGAATTCTACAAGATTCGAAGGATTAACGGCCTGAGGAATCTCACGACGCAACTTATTAAGCATTTCATTCATTGCATCCCGAGTTTCGGGCATTGCTCCCGCAAATTGAGCCTTACTTTGCCGTGTAATCTGCTCAATAAAGTTTGCCTTGTTAACATCACTAATAGGCGCACCTTCAACGGTGTTAATCGCCCCGGCTGTAGCCTCAGTTACAGCCT